TTATTCCGGCATTTTTGTGGTATTTGTGGCAAAATTTGTGGTATTTTCATCTGTTTTTAGTGTGAAAAAAGCATCTACTTTGGACTGATTATATTGACGCAAATTAGAACTTAGATGACTATAGTATTTCAAGGTTGTATTAATATCATCATGACCAAGTCTATCAGCTACATATATAATATCCATGCCAGCTTCTACACATAAGCCTGTGTGCGTATGTCGTAGCTTGTGTAATGTCACTGGTTCAGAATTAATTGTATTACATATCTTCTTCAAAGCTTTATTACATGACGCGTTGTCAATGGGCTTATTGTGGTAAGTGATGAATAATAACATCAACGGATTCTGTATATCATGTTCTTTCATATAATCAGTATGCCATGTAAGATAAGACTGTAAATATTGAACAGTAGAGTTATCAATATAAATCACACGTGATTTTTTTGTCTTGGTATCAATGAATGTATTAGTGTACTTATAATCCCACGCTTTATTGACTGTTATAGAACGTTTAGCGAAATTAATATCTTTCTTTGTTAGTGCAATAATCTCTTCGAACCTCATACCTGTTTGCACTGCTAGAAAGATAACTGCTCGTGATATAGAATGAAAATTTGCAAGTTCTTCTAATAGTAAATGAACCTTGTCGGTTTCCATAAATTGTGCTTTTGTTTTTGCCACATCATGTCCGCTTATATGAGCGCCTATGGCTGGGTTTTTCTTCATGTAGCCTAAATGGACAGCTTTATTAAAAATCGCTCTAATTTTGCGGTGCCGGGTGTCTACAGTGGATATTGCATAGTCTACAGATAAATGATTAATAAATTGTTGATACTGCACAGCATCAATCGAATTAAGTTTAATTTTTTCATCGAAATAATCAACGAACTGATTATAAGCAAGATCATATAAATTAATTGTAGATTGACTGCTTTTTCCATCTTTAAAAGTTTTCATGAATAATTCGTAAAACTCTTTGAATTTCCACTCTTTTAAAGAACTACTATCATGTTCAGCTTGTTTTAATAATTTAGACGCTTTATACATTAAGTTTGTTTCACTTGTATCTGTCAAACGCTTTTCTTTCCATTCACCGTCGACTTTGATGCGCAAACGAACGGCGTATTTTCCATTTTTTAACTTTTTAATTTTCATTAATAGCACCACCTCTTTGATTTGGAACGTATGTTCTTTTGAAGGGTACAGCAAACTATGTTAAAATATATTTGCATACTCTATGTGTGTATATTTAAAAACGCTTGTCTCTTGCGGGGAGGGCGTTTTTTTGTGTTATCTATCTTTATTGAAATTTTTGTTCATTTCAATTTCAGCCTTATCTTCTTTTAATCCTGTTATTTTGACCCCATTTTTATTGTAAGAGTGACGGGCATTTAATATAGCTGAGTAGGCGCCCTCAGTGTAATGCATGTTTACATAAAGTGCATCTACTTTGCTTTTGTATTTGTCAATTACTTTATTAACTATTTCGTCAGATTGTTTTTTTTGAGATTTTATCTTTTACAACAACCTCTAAGTGTTTGCCTTGTGTTTCTTCATTTTCATTAATCTCATTGATAGTATAGTTTTTTGTACTGACCAAATCATTAGTCTGTTCGCTTTCTTCAGTTTCATTTGTGTTCTTTTGTTTTACGTCATCATTGCCACAAGCAGCCAACACGAAGCCAAATGCGAGTAACAAATTAACTATTAAAAAACCCTTTCTCATTTCAAGTCTCCTTTTTTAATTATGTTCTCCGGTCCATGTCCATGAGGAATCATATAAATGAATTTCGTATGGTCCGTCGTTTTTCACATCAAAAAATACATTTCCGGTATAGGATTTTCCAGGTGCAACTTCTTCTAGCATGAAATCTTTGGAAGAAACTTCTCCTTTTTCATCGTTTCCATCATATATTGAGAATTCTGCCGCGTTAGCAGTATAAGGTTCTGTTCCAGTATTTTTAAATTCAACTATGGCTTTAATAAAGTATTTACCGGTGCTTTCATCTTCAGCAGTAGGAGTGACCTTTTGTGCATCTTTTATTATCACATCCACCGAGGTTTCATCGTCTTCATTACTAAATGATTCTGCATCTCCAATACTCAAAGACCCTGTTTCATCAGTTTCCGAAGATTCATCTGTATAGTTATCTTCAGCTGGAGCTTCCTCGGCCAAATCCTCGGATTCATTTGGAGTAGAAGTGCTTTCTTCATTACTTTCCTCTTTTTCGTTATAAGCTGAATTTCCACATGCTGTTAGGCCAAAACTAAAAACAATTAATAAACCTGCTAACAATAATAATTTTTTCATCCCAATTCTCCCTTTATTAAATTTTTATATAAACACATTTGTGTAAATACCTAACAAGCAATAATCTGTATACTACTTCTAAAAATGATAACATATCCGTTACACTCAACAGTGTTACCATATTTACTTTTATAATATTCTATAGAATGTTTTAAAAATTCTTCTGTAACTTCTAAAAAATCCGCAACTTCGTAGTAATCAGTGAATCCTTCATAATAAGCATCAATAATTTTACGCAAAGGGATAAGTGATTCATAACCCCAATTTCTCGCAAGTTTTTCTTGTTTTCTATCATTAACTGTATTTTGATTAACAATATTACCAACACTCAATTTATGATGTCCAATTTCCTCCGCTAAAGTGCAACGCATTTCAATATCACTTTGTCGAGGATTTACGAATATTCTACTATTATAATATAATCCTTTATGAAATTCCTGCATATTTCTGTCTTCAATAATAGTTAGTTCAGGAAATTGCTCTCTGTATTTATCTAACCACATACATACATTCATCTCATTTCTTATTTATATTTTTGTTGAATGAAATCAATATACTCAAGAATTTTTTTCATATCTTCTTCTGTGGCAGCGGGATCAATGTGAGCTGCAAGTGTTGCCGCTTCTTGAGGGATGTCGTTGTCGACATAGGGGTTGTCAGTTCTACCTACTAAATAGTCAATTGATACATTAAAATAGTCAGCTACTTTTTGAAGTTTGTCTAAAGCTGGTTTTTGAGTTTTCCATCTGTATATAGAGTTTTCACCCATTTCTAATTCGCTAGTCAATTGTGAAATTGTTATTCCTTTCTTAGCAGAAAGTTTTTTTATTCGTTCAAACGTAGTCATATCAATACCTCACAGCATTATTGAATACAAACTACCAAAAAAGGTTGTAAAAATACTTTACAACTACCAAAAGTGGTGGTAAGATATATTCATAAGCTAATTATTTAGCTAAACAAGACAACTAATAACCCCATAAAAATACTCGTTCCCCAACGATTAATGGCTTTTAAAAGGCTTATTTAGCTATGGGTATATACTATCACTATTGGTTGTTTTTGTCAACATTATGCTGAATAATTAGCTAATAAAGTAGAAAGGAGAATGATGTAATGAAAATACCTAAAAGACCAAACTTTAATAAAAGACCATATCCCTCAAATGAAGAGATTGAAGAATGGCACGATTTCATAACATTCGTATTGACACGTAGTTCGCTTATAGTTTCGATAATTTCATTGATAGTTGTAATTTACAGATCCTGATAAAATAGTCCACTGTTAATCAATGAGAGCGCAGCATATAAGATTATTAAACAAATTATAGAAAGGAGTGATGGAGAGGTGAACAAAAGATATTTAAAAAGAAAAAAAACCAACATTCAACAAATTGAAGTCGGTCTTTACAAAAATTATGAAATTAAAGCTAAGTATGGAGCACCGGAAATTGACCTAAGCAAAGTTAAAAGAATTGTCATAGTCTTCTAAAATAATTCAACGCCTCATCTAAAGCCTCTTGGAAGCCAGGAGTACCAATATTAGAAAAATAATCCCTGATTTCATCTTCGCTTTTGCTTTCTGTTGGGAAATTACCATCTAGTTGAACATCATGAGCTAGATCGCCTAAAGGACTATTTTCGCTAAGGTAATAAGTTATTAAAAAATCATAAAAAGTCATCTCAATCACCTCCAATCAAAAATAATTATATCACGTGAAAACCAAAACAAGAAAGGAGCAAAAACATGTCAGTAGAACATCAGCGTTTTGCGGTTGCAGTATACGCAAAACTAAAAGCAATAAATATGAAACAATCTGATTTAGCAAAAATGTTAGGTATTAGCAATCCTTATTTATCAGATATCATAAACGGCAAAAGAGACGCATCGAAAGTTAGAAAAGAAATTGCGGAAATTTTAGAAATAGATGTTGATTAAAATAGAAAGGAGAATAAGAAAATGGGTCGTCCTGTGAAAAATAAAAACAGGCATGTGAATTTCCTGTACGGTGTATGGACGTTAGAAGATTTTGCGCAAGCTAGTCCACGAAGTTATGGATGGTGGTTAGATAACATTAAAGACTTTCCAGAGCTTGCAGAATTTAGTAACTGGGCTACAAAGAATCAACGTGAAGCGTGGGCATTCGATGCAGTAAAAGCAAATGATTGGCTGATTAAAAAATTTGTATATAAGGAGGTCTGAAAATGATTGATGAAGTCGAAATACTACTTGCTGAAATACGAAAATACGACCCAAATTACGTTCCAAAATCGGTTGGAAAATATTTGCTAGTTGAACTTCAATCAAGGCATTTAGATCATCAAATTAAATATAAGAAAATACCCAAGTACAAGCATAGATTCGCGAATTCGATTGAGCGGCATTGGTAAAAGAAAAACCCACAGCTATAAATAGTAAGTTAGAGCTTACTAAAACTGTGAGTTACGAAATAATATTTAAATTAATTATATCACAGATGTGGAGATAAGAGAATGAAAAAATCAATCAAAAAACATGAAAACACATTATTAATTTATCTATTTTGCTTACAAATCGGCATGTTTATATCAGTAATTTACATTTTACTCGGATGGTTCACATTATTTCTGAAATGAGGTTTTAAAATGAAAATATTACGATTTTTCGGGCTCATAAGTATTGATGAGGACGGAAAAGAATACATTGAAAAATCAGACATAAATACAGTAGTATGCTTAGCTTTGACTGTTTTAATCGCATTTGTGGTCTGTATAGGAAGTCTGATACTAAATGGCTGAATTAATAACGATTATTGCATTGATTCTTTTGCTAATGCTACTTGCCAGAGGTGATAGAGAATGAACGTAGAAAATCCGCTAATAGTTGATGATTTTTGGGACGATGGATTCCGACATTGAAAGGAGCGAACAAGTGAATATAAACAACACTATCGAAATTTGCAGACTGAAAAAAATGTTGCAATTTCAGCTCGAAAAAAGGAAAGAGTTAGATTTTCAAATCGAAATATTAAAACGGCTAATAAATGAAAGTTATGAAAAAGATTTAGCAGAAACGCAACAATGGTTAGCGGAGAGGGACGAGGTGCAGACGTGAAAATATTAGACGCTTGTTGTGGTAGTCGGATGTTCTGGTTCAATCGCGCAAATAAAAACGTCACTTTTATGGATAATCGAGAATTAGAAACAGAGTTATGTGACGGGAGAAAACTGGTTGTAAAACCAGATGTAATTGCAGATTTTAGGAGTATGCCATTCGATACCAATACATTTCACTTAGTCGTTTTTGATCCGCCACATTTAGTGAAAGTTGGCGATAAATCTTGGTTGGCCAAGAAGTACGGGAAATTAGACCAGAAAACTTGGCAAGAAGACATTGCAAAAGGATTTAGCGAATGTATGCGAGTTTTAAAGCCAAACGCCACATTAATTTTCAAATGGAATGAGGAACAAATAAAGCTAAGCGAAATATTAAAAGTAATTGATCACGAGCCACTTTTTGGCAATAAGAGAGCAAAAACGCATTGGTTGGTATTTATGAAGGAGTGAGAGCATGACAGAATACGCCCTCTACAAAGGCGACGATCTGTTGGAAATCGGTACATTAGACGAATTAGCAGAGTTTAGAAAAGTAAAGCGTGAAACTATATTTTTCTACGCTACGCCTTCTTACAGAAAAAGAACGTCAGAGAAGGGACTAAGAGTTATAAAACTGGATTAGGAGGAAGCGGAATGACAAAAGATGGTACAAAAGAAGCTCTTGCAGAGGTAGGGGTTACTCGAAAAAATCGACTGCTAAGAAAGATATGTCGGCATAAGGATAAAGAGATATTTAAGGATACATCCTATGACGGGATACAAGGTGAAAGGCGTGTGGTGGTTTGCAGAAATTGTGGAGAATTAGTTTCTGATTTTATTGCAAAATATGAGGGTGGCGGCTTTAAATGAATATAATCAAAAAAGGTGACCGAGTTCAGACTGTAACGGATACAGAGTGCAATAGGGCGGAGAGAAGGAGGAAGCAGAATGAATCAAGCAGAACTAGATGTCGTTATAGAAAAGCATGAGAAATGGTTACGTGATGGATATGGAGAACGTGCAGATTTAAGTGGTGCAAATTTAAGTTATGCAGATTTAAGTTATGCAAATTTAAGACGTGCAGATTTAAGTTATGCCGATTTAAATTGGATTAATTGGCGGGATGTTGTCGGTCTAACTGTAATAGCTGTACAAATTAATACTACGAGAAAAAACAATCAAATCACGTATATCAAAGAGCTGGAAATCTGGACGACTGGATGTTTTCAAGGAACTTTAGAAGAACTAAAGACATCTATTGAAAATACGCATAAAGATAATGAAAAGTTAAAAGCTAAGTATTATCGTGTTATTGATTTTATCTTACAGGAGGCGGAGTAGATGAAGACTACTGATATTTATAATTTTAGACAATTGTTCTTTTTAGACAAGTTTTTGGTTGGTCATAAAGGTTTTGCGGCCGGAGGGTGTTTCAAAAACATCTTTAACAACGAGCCGGTAAAAGATATTGATATATTTTTTATAAAACAGGAAGATTTTATTGAAGCTAAAGAACATTTTTTGGATTTAATAAAAAAGGAACCCGACAATTGGAGCAAGTCATATAATAACAAAAACGTATGGGCAATATACTCTATAAAAGACAAGATTAGAATCGAACTAATTAAAAGTGTCTTTGGAACTCCAGAACAAATAATAGATGATTTTGATTTTACGATTACAAAATTTGCATATTATACTGACTATGGAAAAGCTGATGAAGATGATTATCTAGCGCAGTTTGAAGTTATGTACCATGAAGACTATTTTGAGCATCTTCAAACGAAAAGTTTAGTCCTTGATAACGCTATTCCTTTCCCTATATCAACTTTCAATCGCAGCTATAAATATCAAAAATATGGATATGGTCTTTGCAGAGAAAGCAAAATTAAATTGCTTCAATCAATATATGATTTACCTAGTATTGACGCGGAGCAATTAGGACTTTCCCTGTACGATGGAAAAGATTGAACTTTTGGAGGTGTCGGAATGAGAATGTTTAAAGCAACTATTTATTATGTTGATGAGGAGTCGACAATTCGTGATGAATCAGATTTTAAAGACCACCTAGAATACATGTTTGAGCGATCGTATGGCATTACACACTTTGAAGACATAGACAAATCGAACGAATTCGAATGGGACGACGATATTGATATAAATTCTACGAAGGCTGGCAAGGAGACATACGAAAAATACTTTGATAAGAAGGTGTCGGAATGAACGAACAAGAAGCGAAAGCGATTGTGTTGGAGTGGTTGAAAGAACAGACAGGTAAAGCAGCCAGCCCATTAATTACTATAAACTATTTTGAAAACGACTTTTTTTCTTATGATTTACCTGGTGAGGTAGTACAGGCATACGATTCAATCAGCCGCCATACTGAATACGAACTTCTAGCCGAATTTGCAGCGTGGGGATTGAAGGAGGGTGCAGCGAATGAGCAGTGAACCTTTAGGTAAGAAGACAATTACGGTAAATTTCTATAAACCCTCTGGAAAATGGTATGCAGGAGGGACAGCAGTAGTAAGTACCTATATCTTTGATGAAGAGGCATTCTTAGAGGAGATAGGAAAGACAAATACTTGTTTCAAGTGGGATTGGCGTAACAGTAGTTTTGACTTGGTCACTAATTATGAAAGTGACGACCCAGAAGATAGGTACTTCTGTAATTATTTATGGAAACTAGCGAAGGAGTGGGATTAAGTTGAGCAGTGAACTAGTGAAGAAGTTGGATGCGGAATGGCATAAATGGGACGACAGTACAAACAACAATTAAAACAGACAGTTTAGAAGTTTTTAGAAATAAACAAACAGGCACTATAGTAAGGGTTGAATACAATTTTTTTGATGAAAGTTCTCGACGAATATATGTCATTGATATATCCGAGATAGCTTACATCACATCTGAGCTGGTATCATGACAAATTATCACATCACCATTTCCGCTTATGAAAATATCATAAAACAAACGCTTATTGAATTTATAAAAAATGATGAAACAGATTTTAGTATTGTTGCAGAGGAGGTTGAATAACAATGACAAAACAAATCATCATCAACGAAGCTAACAGTTTACTTCACAGAAAAAGCAAAGAACTAAGTAAATCAATCATCAAAACGCCTAAAGATCTCGAACGTTTCGCGGTTGGACTGGATAAATTATCACAAGACATGTGGGATTATAAAAATGAAGTGGAGGGATTAAAATGAGTATTCAACCGGGCGATAAAGTAGAAGTGCAGGATAGGGCAGGAGTGACTGATTTATGTGTTGATGGAGAACAGTTTTATGTTCTCATTAACAATGATGGGTTGCTAACTGTGCAAGATACTGACGGTTTTTCATCTTTTAATATTCCGTGTAGACAAGTGAAGAAAGTGAAAGAAGAGAGTCAGCTAATAAGTGAACTTTACAAAGAAGCTTATGATGTTGAATTCCGCTTGTATTTTGCTAATGTTTCAGATGCTACTAATTTTGTGTCAAAAGTTGAAAAACCTAAATTTGAACAGTCAATGGATGTGAAATGGTTTTCGGCAACAAACGGAAAAATAACTGCTACTGCATTTTTAAAAAAGGAGGACTAAAATATGACAACACTTTATTCCATTCAAGAAAAGTATCAACAGTTATTAAATTTAGCTGAGCAATTAGATCCAGAGACATTAAAAGATACCCTTGAAAGCATAGACGATGAATTAGAAACAAAAGCAGAAAATGTTTCGTTTATTATCAAAGAGCTAGAAGGACAATCACTTGTTTTAGATGTAGAAATTAAACGTTTATCAGAACGAAAAAACACGATTAACAATAATGTGAAGCGACTGAAACAATCACTACATGATGCTATGCTAGTTGCTAATAAGCAAAAAATAAAAACGAATCTATTTACATTAGATATTCGGAAAAACCCTCACAGTGTACTTGTAGAAGATGAGAGGAAGTTAATTAATTATTTAGTTGAACAACCTAAGAAGCTGGATAAGGCTAAGTTAAAAGATGATTTGAAAAAAGGCATTGATGTACCAGGAGCCGTTTTGGTTCAAACGGAAAGACTACAAATAAAATAATAAGTAAGGAGGAATTTCATTGGAATTTATTCAATCAGAAAAAATGAAAAGGTCGGAGTATTTCAATATTATGATTTATGCAAAACCGGGCGCTGGAAAGACAACGACAGTTAAGTATTTAAAAGGGAAAACTTTAATGTTGGATTGTGATGGTACATCAAAAGTATTAAGCGGATTACCTAATATCACGATTGCGACATTAGACCCTCGAAATCCCGTACAAGATATGGCTGATTTTTATGGATATGCGAAGGCACATGCAGAGGAATATGACAATGTAGTAATTGATAATTTAAGCCATTATCAAAAATTATGGCTAATGTTTAATGGGAGAAATACAAAGTCAGGTCAACCAGAACTGCAACACTATGGAATATTTGACACACATTTAATAGATTTGATATCCGTGTTTAATAATTTACCAAACACAAATATAGTATATACCGCTTGGGAAAACACACGACAAATACAGATGGAAAGCGGACAGCTTTATAACCAATTTTTACCAGATATTAGAGAAAAGGTAGTTAATCATATTATGGGTATTGTTCCTGTAGTTGCAAGATTAATAAGAAATCCTGAGACAGGTCAGAGAGGCTTCTTACTCACAGAAAATAATGGTAATTTTGCAAAAAATCAGTTAGATAACAGAGAGTTTGCTTTGCAAGAAGACCTATTCAAAATCGGTGATGTTGATGCTGAAGCTTAGAGATTATCAAATCGATACAATCAACGAAGTAAGGGAGGCTTTTATTAGAGGGTGTAAACGTCCGTTAGTTGTTTCGCCCTGTGGTTAGGTTCAGGCAAATCGGTTATTTTAGCAGAGATTATTAGGCGAACCACAGAAAATAAAAATCATGTTTTATTCCTGGTACACAGGAAAGAATTGATTGATCAGATTCAAAATACACTCGAAGTGAGTGGGGTTGATATGAAACACGTCACTTTAGGAATGGTTCAGACCATTGTTAGACGGTTAGATCACACACCTCAACCAGAATTAATAGTCATTGATGAAAGCCATCACATCTTAGCGAACAGCTACAAAAAAATCATTGAATACTTTCATGAGGCACGAGTTATCGGATTTACGGCAACACCTGTCCGAATTAATGGCGGGGGATTAGGCGATATCAACGATACGTTGATTGAGAAAGTCAATGCCAAATGGTTGATTGAAAATAGCTTCTTATCACCTTATAAGTATTTTGCACCGGAAGTTATTCAAACAAGTAACTTAGACATCAAACGAACCGGGGAGTATGACATCACACAATTAGACGATCAGTTCAATCAACGAAAAGTATGGGGAGATGTCATCAAGCATTATCAAAAATTAGCCGACGGACAGCAAGCTATTCTTTACGCTTCTTCTCTCTATCAAAGCCAAAAAATGGCAGCTAGTTTTGAACAAGTGGGTATCACTGCAGCACATATTGATGGCAAAACACCAAAGGCGGAACGCGATCACATTATCCAACAGTTTCGAAATGGCGAGATTAAAGTGCTTTGCAACTTAGATTTAATTGGTGAAGGATTCGATGTTCCAGACTGTTCTACTGTGATTATGTTACGCCCGACACAGTCTTTGTCTCTCTACATTCAGCAATCTATGCGTGGCATGCGTTACCGTCCAGAAAAAACGTCCATCATCATTGATCATGTAGGCAATGTAAGTCGGTTCGGACTACCGGATATGGAACGCACATGGACGTTAGAACCGAAAAAAGGAAGTAATAGCAAGAAAGCAGAAGCACCAGTGAAAATATGTCCCGATTGCTTTATGACAGTCTTATCCAGCAATAAGCAATGTGAGCATTGCGGGCATGAGTTTAAAGTGGAAGCAAAACCGATCCAAATCGACGACGCAGCAGAACTTCAAGAAATTACTGAACCAATATTTCAAGTGGACTACAGTAGTCCGAACGATTGTAAAAATATGAAAGAACTATATGAGTATGCGAAGCAGCATAACTATAAGCGAGGGTGGGCATACCACCAAGGAAAAGTAAGAGGATTTATCAAATAAAAAAATCGAAAGAAGGAATTTAATTATGTTTAAAGTAGATCATAAGGATGTTTTCACAAATGGAGTAGAAAATGGTACGTATGAGGTGGTTTTATACAACGCAAATGAAGATGCGACAAAAAACGGAGCGGAGTTCATTAATATTGATTTAATTATCCGTAATGATGTAAATCAAAAATTCCAGAATGCGCATATTTTTCACCGAGTATGGAAAGCAAAAGCAACAAATGAATATAGTCAAACAGCATTAAATACAATCGCTAAAGCAATCCAATTACCTAACGGCAAAGATTATAATACATTGGATGAATTATTAAAAGACCTGTTAACTAAGACATGCCAAGTTACTGTGAAAAATGAAGAGTCTGAGTATAATGGTCAAATTTATAAAAATTTAAATGTGAAAGCGTGGGCTGAAAGTAAAATTACTGGACCATTACAACATGTATTTAAAAAGAAAGATGCTGAACCTATGCCAGAAGTAAACGAGAGCAATCTACCGTTCTAAGCAATGAGAGGAGCGCACAAACGTGTATGAACAAATTCCGGACGAATTAAAAAAATTAAAACAATGGTGCGCTTTTCAACTTGTTTGGGATGAAGAGCGTGGCAAAAATAAAAAGATTCCAATGAATGCAAACGATGGATCCTACGGAAATAGTGTTGATGAGCGGACTTGGGCAGACTTCGAAACTGCCCTTGATTCCCTCGAAAAATATCAATTTGATGGGTTAGGTTTTTACTTTAAGAAACCATATTTCGGTGTGGATATTGATGATATAAAGGATGAAATTGAAGATTACCTTTATGGTAATACAGAAAATATTGCTGGTGAATTTATTCAAACATTGTCTAGTTACACAGAATACAGTGTGAGTGGGACAGGAATTCATATTATTGCAAAAGGCAGTTTTCCGGAAGGTGGTCGGCGTAAAGGAAACATCGAAATGTACCCGGACGGTCGATTTTTCGTTATGACAGGTCAAGTAATTGATAACTACAGACAAGTCAATGAAGCGACGTCTGCAATACAATATTTGCATACGAAATACATTGGGACTAATGAAGTAAGACAAATAAATAATTTACAATCTACAGTTGATTTGCCTGTAAGTGATATTATTCAACGTGCTGAACGAAGTAAACAAGGCGCACAATTTAAAACACTTTACGACGGATTATGGGATGGATTATATCCCTCACAATCCGAAGCAGACTTAGCTTTTGCAAATATGCTGGCATTTTGGACAGGATGTAATGCAGAAAAAATGGACGAAATTTTCCGTTCAAGTGGTTTGTATCGAACAAAATGGGACCAAAAACGTGGAGCGCAATTATATGGAGAAATGGTTATTAATAAAGCGATTGCCAATACGTCAGAGGTTTATCAACCAGGAAGTGATTTAGAAGGTTACTCGATCACTGTGAAAAATCAGAATCGAACTGCTCGAAAAGTATATGGTTTAGATGATACTGGAAATGCAGAACGTTTCCGTGATAAATTTCATGACATTGTTCGTTTTTCATACATTAACAAAGGATTCTATTTCTACGATTCGAAAGTTTGGAAATATGACAACATAGGCGCTGTAAAAACACTTGTTGATGATGTGATCAAAGATATGAAGAGTGAGTTTGCTTACATGGAAAATGAATCAGATGCAGAAAAAGCATTTATGAAACATTTAAAAGCAACAAGAAGCAACAAAGGTAAAACGAATATGTTAAAAGAAGCACAACATTTAATGCCAGTTTTGCCTGATGAATTCGATCGCTACAAATATTTTTTGAACACACAAAACGGATATATCAATTTGCAAAATGGAGAACTTATCAATCATGACAGGCAAAAAATGTTTACAAAAATTAGCAACATCGAATATACAGATAAAATTGATGCGCCACTTTGGCAAGCGTTTTTAAAGGATATTTTTGCTGGTGATAAAGAGTTAATCGATTATATTCAAAAAGCAGTCGGTTATTCATTATCAGGATCCACGTCAGAGCAAGTCATGTTTATCCTTTTCGGCAATGGGCGAAATGGGAAATCGGTTTTTCTTGATATTATCAACGATATTTTTGGTTCCTATGCGACCAACATCCAGCCACAGACAATCATGGTCAAACAGCAGTCTAGTAATGCAAACAGTGATATTGCCCGTTTACATGGCGCCAGGTTCGTTACAACCACCGAACCAAATGAGGGTGTACGTTTAGATGAAGGACTAGTTAAACAGCTCACAGGTGGCGACAAGGTCACTGCACGACACTTGTATAAGGACGAATTCGAGTTTACACCCGAATTCAAAATCTGGATGGCAACCAACCATAAACCAATTATCCGAGGGAGAGACGATGGAATATGGCGAAGATTACACTTAGTACCGTTTACCGTGAAGATACCCGATGAAAAGGTAGACAAGCAGTTAAAGTATAAACTTCGAAGTGAACTCACTGGCATATTGAATTGGGCAGTTGAAGGATTTCTTAAATGGCAGCGAGAAGGTTTAGGAATGCCGAAAGCAGTAGAAAAAGCAAGCTCCGAATACAAGTCAGAAATGGACGTTATCACTGCATTTATTGAAGACTGTTGCGAAACAGGCGAGAACAAACAGATCAATGCTAAAACTCTCTACGAAACATATAGAGAGTGGGCGAGAGACAATGGACAGTATTTAATGAGCAGCACGAAATTTGGTAAGGAAATGGGTTTGAAGTTTGAGAAGAAGAGGAGTAACGGACAAACTGCATATAAATGCATAACTTTGAATAAAGAATACAATCCTATGAACAAACCATTCTTTTCAACAAGTTATTAGCAGTGCAGGTTCATCTAAACTTGCACTGTGTGGAATGTATTGCAGCAGAACGAGTTTGACGGTTTTAGTTAGTTGACAGTGCAGGTTTGCGCCAAAATCCATAAACTTCTCTATAAAAATTTTTCCTAGGAAACTTTTCTTATTTTACTACTAACTTGCACTATTAATAAAAAAAGTATTAATAAAGTAAGTGATAGCAATGGATTTGGGACAGTGCAGGTTTGAACCAACTTGCACTAAACTTGCACTGACCTGCACTGTTTTAGCTAATAATTTAGCGATTTTTAATCAACACATAACATATGTTCGTATTTTTGAGGAAGGAGCAATTCCATGACAGCAGAAATGGATATACAGAATTCTATACGTTTAGAACTTTCCCGCCATGGGCATTACGTTTTCCGTGCCAATGTTGGCAAAGTGAAATTACCAAACGGACGAATATTTGATACAGGATTACCGAAAGGTTTTCCAGATTTATTCGGATTTCGCGGAACAGATGGAAAAATGTTTTTTATTGAAGTGAAAAATGAGATAGGGAAGTTACGACAAGAACAGAAAAACTTTCAACAAGCGATGGAAATAACGCCAGCTATCTGTGGAGTAGCAAGAAGTGCTGCAGAAGCCGTGCGAATTGTGGAGGAGGGGTAAAATGAAGCTAAGAGATATTACAAACAGTAAATGCGATGTTAGGGAGTATATGAATGTTGATTTTCCAGATTGGCTTTTAGAACAACTAAAGGACGAAATAGATTTTGATATTATTGAGGCGTTAAAAGAGTATGCCGTTATCTATGTGAAGCATAATGCGCTGGAAAAAGAAATAGAACCTTTTGATATTTATAAAAAAGTAGAGGAGGGGTAAAAAATGAAGAGCGACGATTAAAGATGTGATGAATTTAGAGACCAAGGCAGTCAAAATAAATGGGAAGACTGCAAGGGTTTATCAGAAGTGTTAATTGTGCGGAATACGAGTAATATTCTGACAATTGGTTACAGAAAAATGTAACCCGAAGCAAAAAATGTAACCTCCCAAAATCGCATAGTACCAGTAGCAAGACACGTAAAAGTTACAAGTTACATTTTTTTCTTAATAAAAAGTATTATATTTAATTTATATTTAAGAACTGTATACGAAAATAAAAACTTTTTCGCCGTTTTTTTTGTAACCGAGTGATTTTGAAAATCGTGGAGAGATAACAATGTTCAGTCATATTCAAAAATTTATAAACAGATGGAAATTTAATCAAGGATGTACATTGAAGCTATGAGTCTTGATGCGACAATTCCATTAAACAAGGAGGAAAAACGAATGAAAATATATCACACAGAAACACAAGAAGATTTTGATGCATTACTGGGAAACTTGAAAAACGAGGGATGGACGTGGTTTTTTGGTGAGGCTACTACGCAAGATGACTCGGAACTTTGGGAACGGTATAAGCAAGATAGTGCTCTATTTGTAGATGAAGAGGGAGTGAGTTATGGGACTCTTTCTTATGCTGAAGATAACTACCCTGACACACCAATTGAAAAATACAAAGCAAAGAAAACCGAAACAACAGATCCCGTTGAAGAATTTGCAACAGCGTGGAATAGAAAAATGAAAGATTATTTAATAAAATTTAAAGACGCTAGCGACAACGTAAACAATCCCGCACATTACACGAGCGGTGGCATTGAGACGCTAGACTACATTAAAGCAAAAGTATCTGATTATCCGTCATATGCGGTCGGAAATATACTTAAATATGTTTCTCGCTATGAACATAAAAACGGCATTGAAGATTTAAAAAAAGCGCGGTTTTATTTAAATGATTTAATTAAAGAATTGGAGAGTGAAGAAGCATGAAGCAAGAAGAGTTTTACGATATTTTAGAAAATCACTTAGGATGGCTAGGTAATCGAGGCGAGGAAGAAAACCGTGCAAATTTATCAGGTGCTGATTTAAAAAATATTTATTCAGTAGATGACCTTTTAAGTGAAGCCATTCTGTCTAATGCTGATTTGCGGAATGCGGTTTTGTTGAATATAGATTTATCAGATGCTGATTTAACAAGAGCTGATTTAAGAGAGACTGTTCTAGACGGTGCAGATTTAACTGGCGCAGAATTGGAACGTTCTAATTTAAGAAATGCAAGCTTAATATGTGCGACACTAAGTTACGCAAGCTTGTGGGATGCAGACTTTACTAACGCAGATTTGACAGGTGCATATCTTACTTGGGTTAATTGGGAAGGTGTTCGAGGTTTAACAGTGTTGTCTGCACAAGTTAATACTAGTAGTGAAAATAGTCAAATTACCTACATTAAAGATTTGGAGTTGTGGACAGAAGGAGATTTTCAAGGAACTTTAGAAGAGTTCAAAACGTATATTGAAACATCGCATCCAACCGATGATAATTTAAAACGTAGGTATTTTAGAGTTATTAAATTTCTTTTGACCGAGGCGGATTTTGAAGAGGATTTAAAGGAAGAGCAATGAAACTGCTAGGTTGGTTTTATATAATCGTGATATTTGTACTTGCATTCTGTCACAATTTTTGTGAGCTAAGTGATTCGGAATTCAATTCTCTTTTATTCGTAATTATAGCATGTGCCGTTTCTGTGAATTTATTGAAGGAGAGTAAATAATGTGGGATTTATATGTAAGAAAAGAAACTTCATTCTGTTACAAGTTTTCATATAAAACAGAAGAAGAAGCGAGAGCTGAGGCGAATAAATTATTTGCAAACGGCACATGTAGACAATGTTATATTACAAATTTCAAAACAAAAGAGCATGCGTATTTATTGAAAGGAGAGAGGTGAAGATATGGAAAGTTATATACAAATTACAAATGAATCTGCTATAAAAATGATTTTTGATGGTCGTTATAATGAGTTGTGGTATAAAAAAAATGGAAGTATTTTACCTTGTAAAGAGTACCGATTAAATTTAGAAAAAGCACCAACTTATAAATTTTTTCGTAAAGTTGTCGGCTGATGAATGATTTTATATGAATTTGAAAGGAGAGTGATACAATGTCAAAACGATTAACTAAAGCGCAATTTCAATATATAGAAGATGAGCTTAGACATTACTACGATACCAAAAAAGAATTAGAACAGTTGAGGTTAAATGTTATAACAGGGTCTATATATCAAGAATACTCAGATGAAAATGCTGGTGGTAGTTCTTCAGGGAATATTAGTAATCAAGTAGAACAAAGAGTTACATTGTTAGACATGGATATTCAAATACAACGTATGAATAAGGTTGTTAGAGTGATTGATAAGGTGATAGCTAATCTAAATGAAAATGATAGAATGATTATAAAATTACGTTATTGGTCGCGTGAGAGATATACTTGGGAATACATTGGAATGCAATCGCATATGGGGAGAGCTACAGCGATAAGACATCGAGACGTTGTAATAAAAGAAATTGGCAGGTTTCTTGGATTTTAATTGTGAGACGAAAGTGAGACTTTCGGGCATCGAAAAAGGTTTATTATAGTATTATAGGCAGGGCCTATTAAAAATGAAAGTCGAGGGGACTATATGAATTTAGTTAGGTGTTGGGAATGCGAGCAATATATTTCGCAGGAAGCTTCCGTACATTTCAGAGATTTGTCTGGCGGTAGAAACTTATGCGTTGAATGCCAACATAAGTATCTAAAAAAAATAGAAGAAAAGAAAAAAGAATATATTGCGCACAAAATCGAAGCAACACTTGAAAGAGCAATACATCTTATAGAAATGCAAGAATGCTGTAGTATGAAAATGGATGAATACCTTGACCCATATAACACAGTAGCCCAATTTTATAGAAATGACAGTAGCAAGTTTGATTCTGCCCATGAAGTAATGGCTTGTATCGAATTGTTAAGAAGTCAGATTAAAGTAAAAACACAACAAAGAATAGGGCGCAAACGAGTAGATTTTATTTTGCCAGACATGAAGGTTGTATTAGAGATTGATGGAGGGCACCATCGTTTTAGGATTGGTAAAGATTCAGAACGAGATGTGTTTATCCTTAATACTTTGAATAAATCTGAACACGGTTGGGAAATTATTAGAATACCAACTAGATTTATTGAACAAAATATTAGACGTCTTGTTCCTTCTATTAAAGCATTATATAAAGAACGTCAAGAACTAAGAAACAAACATAATGGGTTCATTCCGTCTTATTACTCAAGAACAAATAAGATGTCTCACATATCAGCGATTAAAGGTGTTGCTTCAGATAATGAAATCGAAGCAATGGAACATGAACTGTTAGACGGAACTGAGCATCTATAATCACATGATGACATAGCAGGAGGTTGCTATGCTGCTTAGTAAACCGTTGACTTCATGCGAGGTGCAAATCCTTGCCGAGTATATATTAAACCACACACACCTCTTGACAATGTGGAACGGGTCCTGTGTCTAGTGACGGAAATTCATTCCGGATTCGACTGGATGAAATACAAAGTATTGACGAATACTACCGTAGAAGTATTCAGGTCTCATAACTACGGATACATAGAACAATGAAGTCCAGCACATTGCGTGTTGGGCTTTTTAAATGATTGAGGTGATAGTGATGAAATCATTGGCAAGCGGCTCTACAAATAATAGACAAGACTATTTAAGCATTCGTATACCAAACAAAGGTGATGTTCCTATTATAGAGTATGAAGGTGATGACTACGGACAATTGCCACATCAAGCCTTAGAATCACTTAGGTTGTTATGGGTAACAGATTCATACCTTGAAACTAAACCAACCGAAAGATTAAACTTAGACATTGTATATATTGATGTAGACAATGAAGGTTCAAGACTATGTATAAATGTTGGAGATTCATTATCTACTGAAAGTAATCTGGCTAAGATTGCAGAAATGAATAGTGAAGAGACTAGGTACTAATGCTAACACAAGCAGAACGTCATACATTCTATAAGTCAAAGGCATGGGCAAGCATACGTAAAGAAGTATTAAAGCGTGATAACTATGAGTGTCAAGAGTGTAAGAGGCAAGGAAAGGTGTTTACTGATTATCATGACCCAGACAAGCATAAAAGACTCGATGTGGACCATATTAATGATTTAGAACATCATCCTGAACTTGCGCTTGATATAGATAATCTCACTACTCTGTGTATAAAATGTCATAACAAAAAACATAATCGCTTTCAATTTAGAAGGAAAATAAATAAATGGGTGAATGATGAACGATGGTGACACCCCCGGGTCAAAGGTTTGCACTTTAATTTGGCTCTGGGGAACGGTGTGGGGTGCTTCTCCGCAGAAATATTAAAAAGTCTCATGAAGGAGGGAGGGTTAAAAGTGGAATATAACATAAAGAAATTGGAAAAAGAATTGTTATCAAATATTGATACTACTAGTCAGAAAGAACTTGAAAAAGTTAATCGTTATATTAATTTAATACGCATATATTACGAGTTAGACAAAAGCATTGAAATGGATGGTGCTGTTGTTGTCACTGAAAACGGTTCGCAAAAATTCACGAAAACTAATCCAGCGATACAAGAAAAAAATCGAATCAACACTTCATTATTATCTATTGAACGTTCTTTTATATTCAAAGGCGAAAATGATAACCAAGATGGTAGTGATTTGATATGATATCAAATAAACACGTTGATAACTATATACAGTCGTATAAAAGTGGAAAAATACTACTCAATAAAGAGCGAATCGATCTAATAAATTACTTGCAAGAACATGTTCTTAGTAGAGATGATATATATTTTGATGAGACACAGATAGAAAATTATATTGCTTTTAGTGAAAAATGGTACTTTCCTTTGGATAACTGGGAAAAGTTTATTGCACCATTTGTTTTTTTATATTTTAAAGAAGACAATGAACTTTTTTATGAAGAGTTCTTCGTAACCCTTGGTCGCGGTGGCGGTAAGAACGGGTTTATAAGTACATTATCAAATTATTTTATAAGCCCGCTGCACGGGATTAACAATTACGATGTTTCAGTAGTGGCGAATTCCGAAGATCAAGCGAAAGTTAGTTTTAAAGAAGTATTTAATACAATAGACGGAAATCCTAAATTGGAAGGCAACTTTGAAGCATGGAAAGCGCAAATTATTGGTAAGGGAACAAATAGTGTTTTCAAATTCCAAACATCAAATGCGAAAACAAAAGACGGCGGTCGCGAAGGCTGCGTTATTTATGATGAAACACACGAGTATGAGGACAGACAAATAATTGATGTATTCTCTGGAGGGCTTGGTAAAGTCGCAAATCCCAGGGAATTTTTTATAGGAACTAATGGTTTTGTGAGAGCAGGATTTTATGACAAGTTAGAAGAACGTAGTAAAGCAATTTTAAGTGGTGAAAATCTCAACGACCGCATGTTTCCTTTTATTTGTAAGCTAGATAATCCAGAGGAAGTCAAGAATGAAGCTATGTGGGAAAAAGCAAATCCTGCTTTTGAAAAGCCATTAAGTCCTCGTTCTAAACGCTTACTAAATAAAGTTAGAAAACAATATGAGGCATTAACGAATAATCCAAGCGGTAGAGAAGCGTTCATGACTAAGCGAATGAACCTTCCAGAAGTAGATTTGGAAAAGGTAGTAGCCCCTTGGGAAGACATTCTCGCAACTAACCGGGAAATGCCAGAACTTCAAAACCGAGCTTGTATTGGTGCATTTGACTATGCAAGCGTTAAGGACTTCGCGGCTGTTGGATTGCTGTTTCGTGTAGGTGACGATTACATTTGGAAAACCCATTCTTTTGCTAGAAAAGGATATTTGGATGTTGCAAACCTTAAACCACCCATCAAAGAATGGGAAAAACAGGGATTACTGACGATTGTAGATGAACCTACAATCGACCCTCGTCATGTGGTCAATTGGTTTGTTGAAATGCGGGAAAGATACGGTATTCAAAAAGTAATTGGAGATAATTTCCGAATGGACCTGATGCGACCATTATTTGAAGCAGAAGGATTCGAACTGGAGATTATTAGAAATCCACGTGCAGCTCATAGTTTGCTAGCTCCGCGAATTGAAACGCTATTTGCTAATCATCGCATTGTATTTGGAGATAACCCTTTGATGCGCTGGTATACGAACAATGTAGCGGTGAAAATCAAACCAGATGGTAATAAAGAATACCTGAAAAAAGACGAGCATAGACGTAAAACTGATGGATTTCAGGCTTTTGTCCATGCTCTTTGGCGTGCGGATGAAATAGAAGATATGGATGTAGAAGAGGTATTGAACATGCTTAACGCGATTGCATTTTAGGAGGTGATAAATTGGGACTCTTTACAGAACTGTTTAAAAGAAACAAAGAAATTGACTGGATGTGGGATTTAGACTTTTTAGAGGACAAAACTACAAAAGTATATTTAAAGAAAATGGCTTTAAATACATGTGTAAAACATATCGCGAGAACCATTGCAAAATCTGATTTCAGGTTAAAAAATGGAGAAATTAGTGTGCGGGATAAATTGTATTATAAGCTAAACATTCGTCCAAATACAGATATGAGTTCAAGCTCTTTCTGGGAGAAAGTGATTTATAAGCTAATTTATGATAATGAGTGTTTAATTGTCCTTTCAGATACGGACGATTTTTTAATTGCTGATAGTTATGTTAGAAAAGAGTTCGCGCTTTATCCGGATGTTTTTGAAGGGGTTACGGTGAAAGATTATCGTTATAATCGTAATTTTAGTATGGATGATGTGATTTTTCTGGAATATGGAAATGAGCGACTAGCTGCATTTACTGATGGCATGTTTGAGGATTACGGTGAGTTATTTGGTCGCATGATTCGAGCACAAATGCGTAACTTCCAAATCCGCGGGGCTGTTAACTTCAAAATGGCAGGCATTGCGGACGATGAAAAACAAAAAAAATTACAGACTTACATCGACAAACTGTATGCTGCATTTAATAACAATGAAATTGCCATTGTTCCTCAACTAGAAGGCTTTAACTATGAAGAGTTTGGAACGTCTAGCGTCAATAGTAGCCAAAATTTTGATGAGATCAAAAAACTTCGAAAAGAAATGATTGATTATGTAGCTAGTATTCTCGGCATTCCCTCTGCTCTGCTACATGGGGATATGGCAGATTTGAGTAATAATATGAAAGCATATATGGAATATTGTATTGATCCTCTCACTAAAAAGCTAGAAGACGAATTAAACGCTAAATTATTTACTTCCAGCGAGTTTTTAGCAGGTGAACATATCAAAATCATACACAAAAAAGACATTATAGAAAATGCAGAAGCTGTAGATAAGTTGGTTGCTTCTGGTTCATTTAATCGTAATGAAGTTCGAGAATTATTGGGCGCTGAACGAGTAGCTAATCCGGAATTAGATAAATATTTAATTACTAAAAACTATCAGTCAGCAGATGAAGGAGGTGAGAACGAATGAAGTTGGAGATTAAAGGAACGATTATTTCAAATAATCAAAAATGGATTTATGACATGCTTGATATGGAAAGTACTAGCCCAAGAGACATCGTTTTACCAGAAAACAATGAACCGATTGATGTGATTATCAATTCTGGCGGTGGTGATGTATATGCTGGTAGTGAAATTTATACTACATTGAAAGGATATAACGGAACTGTAAATGTGAAAGTTGTAGGTATAGCTGCTAGTGCGGCTTCGGTCATTGCGATGGCAGGAGATAAAGTGGAAATTAGTCCCACAGCCCAAATTATGGTGCATAATGTCGCTTCCGGAGTGTTTGGGGATTATCGAGATCTTGAACATGAAGCAAAAGTTTCAAAAGGTTTCAATGTATCTGTGGCAAATGCGTACATGGACAAGACTGGAAAGAACATGGACGAACTATTAAACCTAATGGGCGAAACTACTTGGTTTAACGCACAACAAGCAGTAGAAGCTGGCTTTGCTGATGAAGTAATGTTTTCTAATGAAAAAGCACCGCAGTTAGTTGCCAGTCTCTCGCCGGTAATCCCACAGGATGCAATTGAAAAAATCATAAATAATATAAAACCGCCGCAGTTAGATATCGATGTAATTGTAGGAAAAGTAATAAATCAGTTAGAACAATCAAATGATAAAGAAGAGAAACCGAAAAAGGAAAATACACATCCTTTCAAACGGTTTCTTTTTTAATACCCAAAAAAAATAGGAGGAAATAAATTATGACTATCAAATTAAAAAACAACCTTGTAAATTACGAGGAAAAACGAACAGCTTTTGTCAATGCTATTAAAAACGAAGAGACACAAGAAACTCAAAACAAGGCTTACGTGGAAATGGTAGATGCAATGGCTGCTGATATTATGGATCAAGCCAAAAAAGAAGCGCGTCAAGAGGCGGACCAGTATATTTCAGCTAGCCGAACAGACAAAAATATCACGAATGAAGAAATTAAATTCTTCAATGATATTAATAAAGAAGTTGGTTACAAAGAAGAAACATTGCTACCACAAACAGTAGTTGATGAAATCTTTGAAGATTTAACAACTGAACATCCTTTCCTTGCATCTATTGGAATGCGCACGACTGGTTTACGTACTAAGTTCTTAAAATCCGAAACTAGTGGGCTTGCTGTATGGGGCAAAATCTTTGGTGAAATCAAAGGACAATTGGATGCTACATTCAGTGAAGAAGAATCTATTCAGAATAAATTAACCGCTTTTGTAGTAGTTCCCAAAGACCTTGAAAATTTTGGACCTGTATGGGTGAAACGTTTTGTAGTTACTCAAATTGAAGAAGCGTTCGCAGTAGCGTTAGAAAGCGCGTTTATTATTGGTGATGGTAAAGATAAGCCTGTTGGTCTAACTCGCAAAGTTGGAAAAGGAACTAACGTAGTAGATGGTGTATATCCAGAAAAAGTTGCATCTGGAACACTGACATTTGCTAGCTCTAAGGTAACTGTTAATGAATTAACAGATGTATATAAATATCATTCCGTAAAAGAAAATGGCAAGCCGCTAAATGTAGCTGGTGAAGTTACGTTGCTAGTCAATCCTACAGATGCTTGGGACGTTAAAAAACAGTACACAAGCTTAAATGCAAACGGTGTGTATGTGACTGCTTTGCCTTACAATTTAAATATCATTGAATCATTATTCGTTCCAGAAAAGAAAGCTATTTCTTATGTTGCAAAACGTTATGATGCACTTGTTGGTGGAGCATTGAATATTTCTACTTTTGACCAAACGCTTGCATTTGAAGATCTTAACTTATATGCTGCAAAACAATTTGCGTATGGTAAAGCCAAAGACGAAAAAGCTGCCGCTGTGTGGACATTAAATATCAAACCAACAGATCAAACTCCGGAAGGGTGATTGTAAATGGCTAAATTTGAAGTATTAAAGAAATTCAAAGACAAAGAAACAAAAGAAGTATATGAAAAAGGAACTGAAATTGAATTGACTGTAAAACGTGCAGATGAAGTCGCTGACAATTTGGGAGCTTCTTTTTTAAAACGATTGGATGAACCAAAAAAAGATAAAAAAAAGTAGGTGCTGTACATGGAAGTATCAGATGACCTTCTTAAAAAATTTAAAGAGCGTATGCACATTTCTCACAATAGCGAAGATAGCAATTTAAAAGAGTTGCTATCTTTTTCTATTGCTGATTTACAAGAAAAATGCGGGCTGTTTAATGTAGATGAACATGTTAGGGCAAGAGAATTGGTCATTGATCGTACTAGATATGCGTATAATGATTCGATAGAATTCTTCAACGAAAACTTTCAATCACAAATAACTAGCTTAGGCTTCTCTCTCTATGCAGATGAAAGTGGTGAATCTGATGAAGTTTCAGTTTAAACCTCAAAAAGTTCAGAGTGGCGATTTACGTACTCCGGTTGTTTTTTTTGAATACCAACCAGTAAATAGTCCTGAGCCAGGTGAAGTAGAAAAAGTAACTCTTTTTGAATGCTTTGCAGAAGTCTATAAACCATCCATGAAAGATTTAGAAATTTTACATGGCACGGGAACAAAAGAAGCTGTCACAATTAATATTCGAGATACTAAAGGTGAGTATACGGTCAGTAACAAACATTATGTAGAAATATTAGATTATCGCTATTTAGGCAAAAGATTTAATGTTATTGATGTTAGCCCAGACTTGCAAAGTAATAGCTTTGTAAATGTGCTTCTGGGGGTTCAAACATGAGTGTAGAAGTTACTGGAGTAGAAGAGTTGGAAAGGCAGTTAGTTAGTATATTTGGACGAGAAAACTTGCCACAATTAGTAGACCCTGCTCTAATTGCAGGCGCAGCCCTTGTTGCAAAAACGCTTAAAAGTGAATTTGTTCAATTTAAAGACACAGGTGCATCGATTGATGAGATTAATATAGAAAAACCTGTGTATGACAAAGGGGTCAGAAGTATAAAGATTAACTGGAGAGGTCCTAAAGACAGGTACAAAATAATTCATCTCAACGAATATGGTTACACAAGGAATGGTAAAAAAATCACACCAGCAGGAACAGGTAGTGTTGCCAGGTCAATAAGAATATCTGAAAGAGCTTACAGGGCAATTGTACAGAAGAAAATAGGTGATAAACTATGATTGATATTTTGAATGTCATATATACAACATTAAGTAAAAACGATATCATTCACACTACTTGCGAAGAGAGAATTAAATATTATGATTTTCCAGGCACAGGTGATTCTACAAAAACCTTCTTGTTAATAATACCTTTAGATGTTCCAATACCAACTAATTTTTCCAGTAATGAATCCACGATGGAAGATTTTTTAGTACAAATTGATGTGCAATCTAACGACAGGTTAATAGTAAAAAAAATACAAGACGAAGTTAGAAAAGAAATGAAACAAATAGGATTTGGACAACTCGCTGGTGGTTTAGATGAATATTTTCCAGAAACAGGGCGATTCGTAGATGCACGAAAATACAATGGATTGCCATACAAGCTATATCAATAAAATTAATTAGGAGTGAAATAAATGATTACAACAATCGGGTTTGAAAAAGCAACTTTTGGAATTTATGATGAAAAAGACGAAAAAGTAACAAAAAAAGTAGAAGTAAACGGTAAGAATAAAAAAGGTGGTACGGTTGAAGCTGATATTTCTGGTCTTGATGCCGAAGCTATTAAAGTTTTCGCTTCGAATGGTCCATACTACATTTCCAAAAAAGGTTCTGGTGATGTTAAGCAAACAATCGGTATCATGGAACTTCCGTTTGAATTAGGACAAGATCTATTGGGTCGTCAAAAGAATGCAGATGGTATTGTAACGGTAGGAAAAAACACTGCTCCACCATACGCTTCATGCGTGATGGAAAGTGAAACCTTGCGAGGGGAACCGGTATTCTTTGCTTTACTAAAAGGAAAGTATGGACAAGATGATGTTAAATTAAACACGTCTGAAGACAAACCAAAGGAACCCGAAGCAACTAGTCTCACTGGTGAATTTGTTTATAATGATGCTGGGGACGTTTTCGCGATGGCTGTGGGCGAAGAATTCCGAGATAAAATTTACAACATGGCTTTTCCTGGTTTTGTTGAAACACCAGTAGTACCGGAAGGATAAAATATTTTAAGAGTAGGTGAAATCCTACTCTTTTTTTGTTGACCAAAATCATAAAAAAGGTGGAGAAAATAGTGATTAAACTAGAAATATTTAATAAAAAAGAAAAAAAGAAAGAGCTATATGAGAGAGAAGATACATCTGTAATTGAATTAGAAGAATATTGGAAACTACAAGAAAAAATTAGAGAATACATCAATACTTCTGACGATCCAAAGAAAACGACAATTTTGGAAATGCAGTTAAAATTTATTGTGAAATTATTTGATGATGAAAACATTACAATAGATTTTCTTAAAAAAAATATTCCTTCGAAGAAATTAAACGATACATTGGTGTCTGTCTTTCGGGAGATTTCACCAGATGAATACGAGGATGAAGATGGTGGAGATGAGGAAGCAAAGTAATAACGCTTACCGAGTTTTTGTCCGATCTCGATGCAATTAGGCGTTACTGCATGAAAGAGTATGGCTGGACAATTCGAGAAACAGATAATCAAGAATACAAAAAGTTATGCCGTCTGATAATCGAAAAAGAAGAAGCAAAATCAGAAAACAACAAAGTTTCACTTGTTGACTTTGTATCACAATACCAAGATGTCAATTAGGAAGGAGGTAAATAATGAATAAACTTCAAGGATTGACAATTAATCTAGACTTAGATGCTGCCAAAGTAGATGAGGGAATGAAAGGGTTGAAGCGGACCCTCGGCTCTGTGAATAGCGAAATGAAAGCGAATCTTTCGGCATTTGGAAAGGGAGAAAAAACCTTATCTCGATATGAAACAGAACTAGATGGTCTTAATAAAAAGTTATCTGTTCAAAGCAAAATGGTTTCTCAAACTAAAAACGATTTTAAAGATTTAGAAAAACGAAATGCTTCTTTAAATGGAGAGTTGAAAGAGTCTAATAAAACGTTAACTGAGTCAAAAAAACGTTTTGAACAGCTCTCTAAATCTGGTAATGCAACTGAAAAAGAATTAAAAGAAGCAGAAAAAGAAGTCAATTCAAATCAAAAAGCATACAACAAACTTAACAAAGAATTACAACAAATGCCAAAAGCTTTAGCAGCAGGGGAAAAAGCAGTAAATAATGAAGTTGCAAATTACAATAATTTGCAAAGAAAGATTGATACTACCACAGAATCTTATAAGAAATTCAAGAGAGAGCAAGCTGTTAAAAGCTCACCATGGGGGACAGTGACTCAAGATTTAGACAAGTATCAAAAAAAATTAAATGAGACAGGAGATAAACTTGTCGCTTTCGGTAAAAAAGGCAGTTTGTACATGGCTCCAGTTGCTCTTGGTTTAGGTTTCGCTACAAAAAAAGCGGCAGACTTTGAGCAACAAATGTCGAATACTTTATCTGTCATGTCTCCTGGTGAGGTAAATGAATATAAAGATGCTTTAAGAGAACTTGCTATTCAACAAGGCGCAGATACGAAATACTCCGCATTAGAAGCCGCACAGGCACAAGAAGAACTTTTAAAGGCAGGTCTTTCAGTTAAAGATGTTATAAATGGCGGATTGTCTGGAGCGCTTTCATTAGCAACAGCTGGCGAGTTAGATTTAGCGTCAGCGGCAGAAATTGCAGCTACAGTTTTAAATGCGTTCAAGGATGATAATTTAAGCGTGGCGGATGCGGCAAACATTCTAGCTGGTGCAGCAAATGCTTCTGCCACAGGTGTAGAAGAAATGAAGATGTCTTTACAACAAGTTTCTGCTGTTGCCAGTGGTGTTGGTCTCTCATTTGACGATACATCAACAATGTTAGCGGTATTTGCGCAGAATGGTTTAAAAGGTTCTGATGCAGGTACCTCTCTAAAAACGATGCTACAAAGGTTGCATCCTACAACAAAAGCGGCATGGCAACAATTTGATTCCCTTGGTTTAAGCATTGTGGACAATGAAACTGCTATGAAAGTATTGCAAGAAAATGGTGTTAAACCACTCTCGAATGATACAGACAAATTAATGGGACAAATTCAAGATTTAGCTAAAAGTTTGGCAGGTCCAAAGGCAAGTGCTTCTAAAGTGAACAAAGAATTTGAAGAATTGACCGTTTCCACTGGCGCAGTCCACTCCGCATTTTATGATACAAACGGGGAATTAAAATCAGCAGAAGAAATATCTGGTCTATTGCAAAGTAGTCTAAAAGATTTGAACTCCGAACAGCGTAGTGCAGCGCTAGGTGCTATGTTTGGCTCCGATGCAGTTCGTGCTGGGAATATTGCTTATCGTGAAGGCGCGGATGGAATAAAGAAAATGCGCACTGAAATGGGAAAAGTAACTGCTGATGACGTAGCTAAAATGAAAATGGATAATCTGAAAGGTACTATTGAAGAAATTTCTGGTGCAATTGAGACCTTTGCTATCAGCATTGGAACATCATTGACTCCGGTATTACGTGGTCTAGGAAAGTACATTCAAAAAGCAGCAGATTGGTTCAATGGATTGAATGATAGTACTAAAACGGTTATCTCTACAGCTGGAGTAGTTGCAGTTGCAATACCAGTTGCTGGATTAGCTTTTGGATTTATTGCCAAAGGAGCCGCCGCCGCCATCTCACCTGTAAAGAAATTAACAGCCGCGTTAGCAGAAAACTCTGTTGCTGCTGGAACTAATGCAGCGACTACGCAACTTGCTGGAAACGCTTTGCCGGTAGCTGGAGGGAAAGGTAAAGGTTTCTTAGGTAAAGCTGGCTCGTTTTTTAAAGGAAGCAAAGGAACAAAAGCATTATCTACAGCTGATATGGCAGGCGATATTGCGAGTTATAGCAAATTCGGAAAAATCGGGGCTGGTTTGAAAGGCGTCGGGAAGGCATTACCTGGTCTAGGAATTGCATTATCTGCAACACAACTTATTGGTATTAATAAGAAAAATGCTGGCGATAAAGCTGGTAGCGCTGGTGGGAGCTTAGCTGGCGGGGCAGCAGGAGCCGCTATAGGAACAGCAATTGCTCCAGGAATTGGAACAGCTGTAGGTGCGGCAATAGGAGGTATTGCTGGAACTAAATTTGGGCAGGCATTCGGTAAAAAAGTTCAAAAAGAATTTCCAGAATATCAACAGAAATTTGTAGATATGTGGGATGGATTGTCAGATTCTGCTAAAAAACATCCTATACTATTAGCACCTGTTAATCAAATCAATGATCAAATAAAAATAGCTAAGGTTGGGTATGCGGAAATTAAAAAGGCATTTTCCAATCCTTTAAAAACAGATGTATCTGGAAAAGGTATTAGCAAAGATACAGCAAAAAATGTAAACTCATATAAAACTATGTCTCAAAACGCAATCTCTGAATTAAAGTATTTGGAAATGTCCGGGGATGTAATCACTAAATCAACATCTGATAAAATTAGCAAAAATTATAATGGGATGGTTGCACTTGTGGAAAAGTCATTTGAGAAGACTAAGAATAGCACAGATAAGAATTTAAATACATTGTCTAAAAATAGCATGTTATCTGAGGCTGATGTTAAAGCCGTTAAAGAGAAACAAGCAAAGATTCAAAAGCTATCGTTAGACGAAGTGAAGAAAAACAATGAAAAAATCCAGAAATTAAATAAAGACATGGCAGCCAAAAATGCTGATATAACAAAGAAAGAGAAAGCGGACATAAAAGCGATTAACGACAAGGCTGCAAAGGAAGGTAGAGTATTAACCGCCTCAGAGGAGCAAAAAATTACAACTATCAAACGTAATGCTGCAAACCAACGCAAAACTAGTAATCAAATGTATAGTAATCAAATTCAAACAATATCTAAAAAACAAGAAACTGCTGTGGTTAGTTCATTGAGTAAGTCAGCAAAAGAACAAAAATTAATATTAGGAAAACTGAAAGACAGTAGTGGGAAATTAAGTACAGAGCAAGCTTCAAAAGTCGTAAAAGAATCTAAACGTGCTAAAGACGGAGCTGTAAAAGAAGCGAATAGTAAATATAAAAAAGTTGTTGCTGCTGCTGATGAAGAATACTATGTGAACGGAAATATTACGAAAAAGCAACATGATGATATTGTAAAAAAAGCTAAGAGTCAAAAAAATAAAACCGTAAAAGCGGCAACTGAAATGCACGAACAAGTAGTCAGTCAAGCTCAATCACAAGCTTCTGGACATCTGAAACAAGTTGATTGGGAAACTGGGGACTCGTTATCAAAATGGGATAATTTTAAAGTCAGTTTAGCAGGTGTGATTAACTCTGTCACCGGTGGAGTAAATAAAGTATTAAAGTTTTTTAGTTTACCTACGATACCCGAATGGAAACCAAAAGGTTATAATGATGACACAAAAAAAATAAATACTAGTAAAAGAACTTCGTACGGCAGTCAGTTAGCGATGGATTACAAGGGTTCTAATAATGCGTCCGGAAAAATTATGGCTGGTGAAGAAGGATTTGAGATTGCATATAATAAACGCAAAGCACAAGCTCAGATTTTAGGTGCAAATGGTGCAGAGATAACGCATGTTGCGCCAGGCACAAAAATTTTGAACCATGCAGATTCGAAAAAAGTCATGCAAGGTGGACTTGGTAAAACATTACCTGGATTTGCAAGTGGCAATTCAACAATCAATGATTTCTTAAGTGATGCTTGGAATGGGACAAAAGCTGTAGCTGGAAAAGTAGTTGATTTTTCTAAAAAAGCTTTTGACTGGGCAGCGCATCCTATCAAAAATTTAAATAAACTTTTTGGTGGCTTGTCTGTTGGCGTTAAAATGGGTAACGATGGTAATTTAGGTTCTGATGTAATGAGCTATTTGAAAAATAGTATCGGTTCACCTCTGGAAAAAATGCTATCTGGATTTAAAGAAACGGCACCAGTGGCAGGACCGGCTGGGAAAGGAGCATCTGCTTGGTCTAGTGTTATTAAAAAGGCTGCTCTTGCAATGAAAGTGGATTTATCTGGAGGAGAATTAAAAGGCATTATTGCTCAAATTCATCGTGAATCTGGCGGTAATGAAAAGATTACTCAGTCATCTGCTGTTGTGGATGTTAATACATTATCAGGTAATCCAGCCAAAGGATTGCTTCAATATATCCCACAGACATTCAATGCATATAGAATGAAAGGGCATAACAATATATTTTCTGGTTATGACCAGTTACTGGCATTCTTCAACAACTCGTCATGGAGAAACGATTTACCTTATGGTAAACGAGGTTGGGGACCACGAGGACATCGTAGATTTGCTAATGGTGGTTTTGTAAACAAAAATGAAATGATAGAAGTTGCTGAGAGCAATAAGCCAGAAGTAGTCATACCGCTTACTCGGAAAAATCGAGCAGTTCAATTAATCAAAAAAACAAAAGAAATCATTGGAATGAACGATGGAGGAAGTGTTGTTGTCAATAGTCCTGACAATTCTGACATGATTTTATTGCTTCAACAGCAGAATCAGATTTTAATGCAACTACTTCAAAAAAATAGTGACGTATACATGGACACAAATAAGGTCGGAAGTTTAGTGGAACCTGCAATTACAAAAATGCAGAACAATCGTATAAGTAGAAAAGACCGAGTTCAGGGGGTTAGAAAACGTGACTAAAATAGGATTTACGTACGCCGGAATTCATAGCAATGACATTCCAGCAGTTGTTAATAGTATCAAAAGAAATGCAATCAATATCACTGAGAATATCCAAGAAGTACCTGCCAAAATCGGTGGGTACTTTTTTGGTAATTCCGTTGGTACTAGAAGCTTTGACATTAATATTACGCTTATGGGGAAATCGGAAACTGAACGAGTAGAAATAGCACACGATCTTAATAACTTAATCATCCAAACTAATAGTTTTGAAAGCGAAATAATCTTTGATGATGAACCGGAATGGATTTATTACGGTCATTTTGCCCAAATGGCAGAGTTAACAGAATTACAGACAGATAATTATACAACAACCATTACATTTATATGTAGTGATCCTCGTGGATATGGAGAACAACAAGAAATTAGTTTACCAGAAAGCCCGGCTATAATCGAAGTGGCGGGTTCACAATCAACAAGTCCAATTATTCATGCGATAGCAACCGACGATTTAACTAGTCTATCATTTGCAACAGATGATGATTATATATTTCTAGGGGCTGATATTGACCCCGATACAGGACAAACAGCTGTGAAAATGTATGAGAACGTGTTGTCCGATAGAGCAAATGACATGACTTTGTGGGATGGTATTGGGCAAAGTAATATTACTTGGGAGCTAGAAAATGGTAAGCCTGCGAAAACAAGTTCATTTAAACAAACTATAAACACCATTCGTGTAAATTCCTATGGTGAAAAAACAGAAACCGCGCCTTACAAATCATGGAGAGGTCCTGTAATGAAACGAATGTTGACGTCAGAATTAGACAATTGGAAAGTCACCGCTCGATTGGCAAATATTACTCAAAAATATCCACGCGCTAGAACAAAAATAGAATTGTATTTATTAGACAAAGATAGCAAACGCATTGGTAAATTTATGATTAAAGATGCCCAAAATGGGAGAGCTATGAATTTGGGACTAGAGATTGGGAGAACAACGAAAGATAGATACCTTTTTGCTGCAACTGAGGGGAAAGTAGTTAAGAAAAAGAATACGAAAGTGGTTTATTCAAAAAAAGTACAACAAACAGTGAAGTATACAGAAAAAGGTAAAACAAAGACTAAGCAAGTTTGGAAAACAATAAACACGACGTATGAAGTCGGAAATAACTATAATGAATTTTCAGATGCGTACTTTAATCTATCTATTGAAAAGCGTGGACAGTTGTTTATTGCGGAAATAGTTAAATTGAACGACAAAGGTAGTCAAGCTTGGAAACGAACCTACAAATGGAAAGACTCAAATAACAAATTTGCTACTAAGTTAGCAGGCATCGGAATTTACATGGCCAAAATGGATATTCCAGAAGATTTTAATAATCAAACTTACAAAGACAATGATGTTGTTTTTTGCGACTTGGTTGTACAAAAAGTTAATCCAGAAGCAGATGTTAAAAATAATCCAGAGGTTATTATCCATAAAGGTGATGAGATTATGATTGATTGTGAAGCTGGGGTCATAATGAAAAACGGTTCAGTGTTCATGGAAAATTTAGCAATTGGAAGTTCATTTCCTTCGTTTTTTGGTGGCTATCAAACTCCAGTGGCTTTCAGCGAAGGAGCGGAGTGGTCCATAGAATACAGACCGACGACATATTAGGAGAGGTATAGAATGTTAACAATTCTAAATAGACAAAGAACAACTGTAGGCGTGTTATCTAATGACATGCCTTTTTCGTGTCCTTTTTGGGATGATGAGAGAAATGAGAAGCTTGAAAACTTTGATGACACATACACTGTTACCATCCCCGCAGAACATGAAATGGCTGAACATATTCACGAAGGTAATTATATTTTGTTTGAAGACGAACAAGCTAAGTTACGATTATTTCGTATTTATGAATCTGAAAACGGGTTAAATATGCAAGGACGATACATCAAAGCAACAGCAGAAAATGCATTTATTTATGATTTAAATGCAACTATTATATCCAATAAATTACTGACTGATATAAGAGCTGATATGGCGCTTGAATATATTTTGCAACAGACAGGATGGTCAATTGGTAAGAGAGAATTTGTTGGACAAATACGTACTATTGAATTTGCAGACAATATAACGGCTCAAGCTGGATTACAACAAGTTATTGCAGAATATAAAGCAGAAATTGATGCTTACGTGGAGAGCTTTGGCGGTCAAATCATTAATTATAAATTTGATTTAGTTGAAGAGCGAGGCAACAATACTGCGAAACGATTTGAGTACGCAAGAGACATTCAAGGTCTTAAACGAATCACAACTGATAAAACGATGTACACTGCTCTTATCCCGCTTGGTAAAGATAGTTTAACAATTAAATCAGTGAATAATGGTTTAAATTATATTTATGATGATGAAGCGAACTGGCTGTACAACGATGGCAGAGAATATTTAAAAGGGGTCATAACAAAAGATACAATAACAAACGCGCAAGCTTTAAAAGATTGGGCGCTACTAGAGCTTGAAAAAGTTAAACATCCTTTATCCACATATGAGGTAGACGTGATATTACTAGCAGAGATGTTAGGCTATGAGCCACACCAAGTCACACTTGGAGACACAGTAAGAGTAGTCGACTTGGACATGGATATAACTTTATCTGCAAGAATCATAGAAAAGACAACTTCTTTTAGTGATCCGTCTAAAAACAAGGTTGTTCTTGGTGATTATATCGAATTGGAAAACGTCACACCACTGGCTATTTGGGAACTTCAAGCGCAAATTGAAGAAGCTAAAAAACAAATAGAAGAAACGAAGACGTGGAAAGTAGAACTGTTTAGTACAAATGGTTCTACTTTTAAAAATAATGCTGGAACAACACAACTCATTGCAAGAGTATATGATGGGAAACTAAATATTACGACCAACATAGAACGTGGCGATTTTATCTGGGAGAAAATAAACAATGACGGTACACATGATTTAGCTTGGGAAAATGAACATGCAGGAGCTGGTAATGTTGTTAATATCTCTGGAGAAGACGTTTTTATCAATGCAACTATTAGATGCTCGGTTAATCAAGGAAGTGAAGCTAGTATTCTTATGATTAATGAAGGGCAAGGTTACCTGTTTGCAGAACTGCCACGTGAATTTCCCGCGGGGGTAGAAGTGAATTTATCGGTTATGCAATGTGCGCAAATAGATGTGCAAAATGGCTATATTTACTGGTCACAAGAATATTACGGAAGTAAAAAAAGTAAAGTCGGTGGGCAACAATCTTATAACATTTATAGAACTACACTCGATGGTACTTTTGTCGATATGATGTGGGTTCTCGGTGGAGGACATGGAACAATGTTTGGTGTGGACACTTCGTCCGGTGAAGCACATATCTGGTCTTATTATGTAACACCATTGCCACAGGCAGAGAAGGCGATAGCAATGTTTAAATATGTCCCTTTCAAAGAACAGTTTTATGACGACTCAATGGCATTTAAACTTGAAGCACCTGACGGATTCCGCGTGACATACGACCAAACAAGCGAATACGTAGTTATGAGTCCAGGCGTTTCAAATTTAACAATTAATGTTTGTAAAAAGTCTGATTTATTTGCCGGGAGAATAGCCCCTCTGTATACATTTCGGACAAAAGATTGCGGATTTACAACTACTTTATATACATTGCAAGGAATGCATGTAATGTTTCCATATGCGTATTTGTCAGCAGGAGGGAGTTTTACAGGCACTGATAAAAATCAAGTTTGGTGTTGGGATATGATTAATAATAGTTTAGTTTATCATCATATTTTTCAAAAAAAATATTATCCTGCACAAGGTTCAACTAACGAATGCGAAGGAGCGTATCCATTTCTTGATGCAAATGGCAAGCGAATGATGCAGCTAAATTTAGGGCAAGGAGAGGCGGGCAAACGATACAATCGTATTTATGCTATGCCAGAAGAAAGGATGTTGGATAATGACAATTAGAGCAGCAGCGGAAATAACATTAACAGATATTAACGATGCAATAGTAGCTGGTGAAGCACCGTTAAACCCGACCACCGATTTACTGTGGATGGATAGTAGTGTGACACCAAATGTTTTGAGAAGGTGGGATGGAGAAAAATGGGTGAGTCAAACATTAGATATTAAGGAAGCAGATCCAGAAATTAACGAAAAAATAGAAGAGGCGATTACCGTTGCGAACAATGCATTGATTGAATCAGTTAGTAATCATAAACCGGTTTTTGATAAAACTCAGCCAAGCGATCCAGTCGAAGGTGACACATGGTTTAAAATAGACGAAAACACTAAAACAATTGTTGGTGTTTTTACTTGGAACGGGAATAGTTGGGTAGAATTACCTTTGGATTACAACGCATTGCGTGTGGGTAAACTTTCAGCTATCACTGCCGAGCTTGGTGATGTGAAGAGTGGTAGCATTACTGGTGCGGAATTTATTCATAACATAAATTACAAAGATAGCGACGATAATCTTTACACTGGAACTGTCAAAATGAATGATGACGGGTTCAATTCAACTTCATATTTGCCTACGGGTATAGGGTCGGCAGTATTAGAAAGCATCATCAGTACATTAGGCGGATACAAAGTTGCGCAGAAACTAATCGATGTTGCCGGGGAAAGTAGCCTAGGAAATTCTATTTTAACTAGTAAATCTCTGCAGTTTAATGAGAATGGAAATATTAAGCTTTCAATTGATGCAGATTCGTTTTATTCAACACCGTGGCAGAACCTAATATTGAATTCCGGATATTCAACAGCGGAAAGTAACACACCTCAATACAGAGTCGTATGTGTTTTTGGAATCAGATTTGCTATCTTCCGCGGCCAAGTTCAAAAATCAACCGCATGGGCATCAGCTAACGCTTTCGCTTCTGTTCCTTTTGAGGTCCAAACAACGAAAACCGCGATGGCTTACGCACCAACAAACAAAGCGAGTGGTGGGCGTGTTCATGCTTCATCAAGTAACGCGATGGGATTTATACCAGCGGAAACGAGCATTACTTATTTTGCGTTAAATCAATTATTTTATGTTTTAGATTAAAGCCGAGCAAGGCTTATTTTTTATGGGGGATGATGAAAATGTATGATGGGCTAACAAAAGTTTTTGATTATGCTTTAGCGAAAGAAATGTTCTTCGCGGCGCTCTTTGTAGCGCTTTTTATAATCTTACTAATTATCACAAAAAGAATTTGGGATGATTCAAAAATTGTAAGAATAGAAATGAAAGAAGAACGCGAAAAAGTGGAGGAAGAACGAGAGAAGCGTAATAAGGAATCGAAAGAAGAGAGAGATAAATTTATAAGTACGATGAACGAACAACAGCGATTGATGGATAGGCAAAATGACATGATGAAACAGCAACAACAATCAATTGACAGCTTGTCTAAATCAGTCGGAAAGTTAGCTCACAAAGTAGATTTGTTGGAACACAAAATAACGAAGTAAAGGATGATAGAAATGGAGTTTGGAAAAGAGTTACTAGTTTACATGACATTTTTAGTAGTTGTAACGCCTGTTTTTGTTCAGGCGATTAAGAAAACGGAGTTAGTCCCGTCTAAGTGGCTTCCGACTGCTAGCATACTTATTGGTGCTATTCTGGGCGCATTAGCAACGTTTTTGGACGGCTCTGGATCGCTTGCAACGATGATTTGGGCAGGCGCATTAGCAGGAGCTGGCGGTACTGGATTATTTGAACAATTTACTAATCGAAGCAAAAAATATGGAGAGGATGATAAATAATGACAAGTTATTATTATAGTAGAAGTTTGGCAAATGTAAATAAGTTAGCAGACAATACGAAAGCGGCAGCTAGAAAATTGCTAGATTGGTCTGAAAGCAACGGGATTGAAGTGTTAATCTACGAAACAATTAGAACGAAAGAACAACAAGCCGCAAATGTTGCTAGCGGAGCGTCTCAAACAATGCGCTCTTATCATTTAGTTGGACAAGCGCTAGATTTCGTCATGACGAAATCTAAAACTGTTGATTGGGGCGCTTATCGTTCAGATAAAGGCAAGAAATTTGTGGCAAAAGCGAAAGCATTAGGATTCACTTGGGGTGGTGATTGGGACGGTTTTGTTGACAATCCGCACTTGCAATTTGAATACAAAGGCTATGGAACAGATACTTTTGGTAAAGGGGCTAGTGCAAATGTTCCAGCTAAGCCAAATACGCAAAGTAATAGCAGCTTGGGATTAGTTGATTACATGAATATGAATAAACTAGATTCCAGCTTTGCGAATCGTAAAAAACTTGCTGCTAAATATGGTATTAAAAATTATTCTGGAACAGCTTCACAAAACACGACTTTATTAGCTAAATTGAAAGCTGGGAAACCTCATACGCCTGCTAGTAATAACACTTACTACACCGAAAACCCCGGAAAAATCAAAACGTTGGTACAGTGCGACTTATACAATTCCGTAGACTTTACAGCAAGTCATAAAACAGGCGGGACATATCCTCCGGGGACTATTTTCACTATCGCCGGAATGGCGAAAACAAAGGGTGGAACACCTCGCTTAAAAACAAAAAGCGGTTATTTTCTAACTGCAAACAAGAAGTTTGTTAAGAAAATCTAG